GTCGGGATTCGGCCTATTCAGCAAAGCGTTCAGTGGATCGTCAGTAATACGTATCCTGTTCGTATCGGATTCACGGTTGAACAGCTGCAATCCGACCTGTGCGACGTTGTCTCCCATGAATGAGATGACCGTGCGAAGATGCGGCTGTGTGGCATAGAGTTCCGCCGGAGACTGCCCCAGCACCTGAGTCACATCATCCTGGGTGAAAGTGATGTTTACCAGGGGACGATTGAACCAGCCCGAAATAGTGGACCAAACACTCACACGATCCCCCCTTCCTAGAGAACCATCAGACCATGCTCCGCATAAGCGGAAGCGGTCATCGAAGAATTCGAAGCTTCGAACATCTCAAGCCCATACAATGCGTACGTCTCCGCGATCAGCCCTGAGATATCCATCATGGAGTTGTTGCGATCCCACACCTCGACATCACCGAGCTTGCGTGCGATTCCAGCGGATACTGCCTCATCGATCGCAGGCTGGGGCAGGTGACGCAGCTTTTCCTCACGTACACGGTCACGGAACTGGCCCGTGGACGCCCCCAGACGAGGCCCGTCTATTGAATCAACCTGGAAGCCAAGCTCGGCCAAGGGGTCGATCAGATCCACAGCACGACAGCCACGCCCCTGGATGGCAACCTCATTGGCACCGGTGGTGTCACGGATGCGTTTGAGCAGGTTGGGAACCCACATCATCCCATCCCTACGAGTCACCACCTCCACGTGAGGCAAGCCATCAGAACGCAGACCAGCGGCAGCCACCCACGTGACCGAACCATCCGCGGTAGTGTCTATGCCAAGAACGATTCTTCCGCCTTCCTCGATGGAAGAGCCTGCGTCACTGCCTCGCTTCCACTTCTCAGGATCGAGATACGTGTCCACATCGGCGGTAACCCACTGGCATAGCACCTCAGTACGGAAACCAGCCTCGGTCATACCTGCCGCATCGGAAGCCAGAGACTGCACCGTCATACCACCGAAGCCAATGCTCGGATTCGCCTGGCATAGCGCATCGGGATCATCCAACGCACACCCGTCATGAGCGGACCATTCGAACAACCCGATACTCACATCATGCGAATTCGCATACTCCTGGGAACTCTGCAGACCGGCCCCCACATACTTGTCCCACTCGGCAATCTGAGCGAGACCGGCATCTCGCTGAGCTTTCAATACCACGCTGGTCCCATCCCCCGTATTGGAGATACCCCACAACTGCCCGCTCCAGAAGCTCTTCGTGGTCTGGGAAGTCGCATTCCACGCCACCCACGTCTGCTGCTCACGAAGCTCATCCATCAGCACACGGGCAGCAGGCTTTCCACGAGCGTTCTTCGCCGCACGAATCTCATACTGTGCAAGCTTCTTCGACTGGATATACTCCTTGCCGTTCGTGTCCGAAACCTTCGCGGTATTCCCCTGCAAAGCAGGAATCGCCAGATCCTCAGCCTCCTCGGTATCAGGCTCAGGATCACACCACATCTTCACCTGCGCCCAAGGCTCACGCGCAATATCCAGATTCTGGGCAGTACCGACGATTTTAAATTTCACGGGCGGCACACGCTCTGGATGACGCAACGAATCCACAAGCAGCCACCAGCAGGCGAGGACACTCGCCAGCATCGTCTTGCCATTCTGACGAGCGACAAGCACAATCACGCGACGAAAACGATACGACCCGTCAGGCATCAGCTCCAACGCATGCTTCAACAACCACTGCTGCCACGGACGAAGCTCAATACCCAAGATCGCACGTGCGAAATCAATGACCTCGAAACCAAGAGAAGTCTCAGGTGTAAGCTTTCGTAAAGGACGGGTCCAAATACGAGGCTCCATATTCCCAAACCGCTGTGAAGACATGGAACCACCACCTTGAAAGAAGAGAGCAACATGCAACCACAACAAGAACCGATTCCAGCATCAGCTCCGACATCAATTCAGCAAAAGCCACGATCGTCAAGCGCAACCACCGGTCTCATTCTCGGCATCGTCGCATTTCTGCTGATAATGATTGCGGTAGCAATACGTGGGGCTGGCATATTCGCTGGACTGGGAAGCATAGCTGCATTCGCCGCCATCGTCTTTTCGATAGTTGGAGCCGTATCCTGTCGCGCCACAGGAGTCAGAAGAGGCATGGGGATCGCGATCGCCGGAATAATCGTGTCGCTTTTTGTTCTCATGCTTGGCATATATGCAATACAGTGGGTCCAACAGATGTAACTAGCCTGTTTTACTGTGTTTCTCACGAAATGCCGAGAGCATGTCAATCTGAGAGCCAGATTTTGACTTCGCAGGCGCTTTCTGAGCCACCTCAACAGTCAATCCGAGCGCCTGCAAGTATTTCAGAAACGTCGGAATGGTGACATTGTCCAATTTTCCGTTTTGATCGACGAAACCGTTATCGGAAATCAAGTCAATCCGCTTGGCAAGTACTCTCGATGCCGCCACAAGCGCAGAATTCTTAGCAGAAAGCCCGGAAGCGTTACGCAAAGAGCGTTCAAACGCATCAGCAACGCTCAAAAACTCAAATTTTGCTGCCATGTCTAACCTTAACCAGTCTCGCGCGCGACCCCATGTAAAAAGTTCGGGGAGAGGGGAACACCGTCACGCGGAAAGTAAGCCGCCGGACAGGTTTCCAGCGATGTCAACGCCCCTGGGGTGGGCAGCTCTTTGAAAATGTTTCTCTCTCCATTTTGTTTGGGTTATTCTTCGGCATATTTTGCATACCCTGTACCCGTTTGGAGTAATATAACTGTTCTCTTGTGTGATCGGGTGGCCGTTTCTGCAACAGTCTCTTGCTGCGACGCCGCGTCTTGTATTCTCTTGTGTTGTTACAGGTTCAAGGTGGTCTTGGTTTACACAAGCTCTGTTTCTACATAGATGGTCAAGCTGTAGTCCTGCTGGAATATCACCAATGAATGCACAATAGGAAATCCTATGTGCAGCGTATAGCTTATGTCTGATTGATATAAGCCCATATCCGTCTCTGTCCAGATGTTTCTGCCATATCCAACAGCCATTGTGATCAATGACAACACTGTTTTCGACTCTGCAATGGAGGTGCTCGTTTGTTTGGAAACCTTTACGCATTATCCAATCCTTAGTACCATTGTCTGCTGTGTGTGCCGAGGCTGAGCTTGGGTGGCTTGTTGCTTCGTAGCACGTTGCATATTTTGTGGGCGTGCCTGAAGTTTGCTGGGTCGTATTGCATTGTTGGGTCGACTGATACGGGGACGTAGTGGTCGAGTTCGTGTGAGTCGTCGGTGCTTCCGGGCTTTGCTGCGTAGTCGATGGGTTGTCCGCATAGCCAGCATGGTTCATTGTCGCGTTGCCCTTGCGCGAAGAACTGATCGCGTTGTTTCTGGAATGCTCGCGTGCTGACGCGCTTCTTCGTTGCCATGCGCTCGCCTCCTAGGTGGTGTTGCCCTGCTCTCGTCTGCCGGGGCGCTGAATGTTGTGGCGAGGCAGGGCAAGTGGGTGCCTGGTGGGGAAAGGTTGTAAAGACAACCAGGCAAGAATGTGCAGGCAGAGGCTTGGATACTGCTCTCGGAGTTATCCATTTGAGCTTGCCTGCTGGTACTGGCTCGCATTGCTATGTCAACGTTCGCCAGCGACATGCGCCCCGGACGCACCGGAGCGTGTCTGCGTTAGGCAGCACTTCATAGATGTGTTGCCAGTTCCTCTGGCGGGAATCGAACCCGCATACCCGGCATGGAGCCGGAGTCGCCTAACCGACCACAGAGGTACTTCACTGTTCTTCGCATTTGTTACCCGGTTTCGGAGTCCGGATTCAGTTTTTTGCCGCCCGCTATATGACGGCAAGAATGTTTGGTCGGCTTGCATGGAGTTGCACCGTGCCCGTTCCATGCCTGCAAGATTTGCAGGATGGGGTTTCTGGTTAAGCCTATTGCGCTCGCATGCGAAAGGCCGGTATTCCTACCGGCCCTGCATACACTGAAATCAATAATACAAACATACCGCAATCGAATGACATTGGTGTAATTTGCTTGGGCGTGTCACCGCATTCGCTCGACGCAATCTAAGAGTTCGATCGGGTTGAACGTCCACTTGCCGCCTCCTATGCTCCTGCTGGCGGGGAGGTCGCCTCGCGTGAGCCAGTTGGATACGTTCGAGCGTTTTGCTGGCAGGTTGGTTTCTTGTCGTATCCATGCGGCGGCTTGTGCTGGCGTGCACGTGAGCGTGCGGTCGTGTCCTTGGGAATCGGTGGGGTCATTGCGCAATCTGGCTCGTCTCGCATCCTGCAATGCTTTGACGTTCCAGATGCTGCCGCAGTATTCGCATTGGGCTTCCTTGGCTCCTTTTGGCGCGCGTACGGGGCGTCGGCAGACGTCCGATAGGCATGGCCCAAATATGATCATGTCTTCGCTTGAAGTGGTGCGCCGTTTGACTTTGGCTGCGATGGCGGTGACTTCTCGATAGGTGGTCTTGCAGTCGGGTGCGCTGGCGAGCTCGGCGACGTGGCTGATGCATAGGCGTATGAGCTGCTGGGGCTTGCCGCCGTACCTGTTGATGCTGGCTGCTGCTTGGCTGAGCGTGTCGGACGCCTGATCGATGAGGTCGGCGGCAGCGAGGTCGAGTGGTGTGGGCGCTTCGGCGGGGTGCGAGTGGCCTTGGCTGCGTCCGCCCAGTTTGACCTCGCGGCGTGCTATGGCGGTCAGCTCGTAGATGCCGAGGCGCAGGCCGTGCAATGCGTCGGCAAGCTCAGTGCGATGCTGACGGCATAGCACTCCACCGCGCACCATGCCATCGCACACGGGGCACTTCGATAGTTCGCTCATAGGATCAGTTCCCCTTGCTGGCAGTAAGTGCTGCCTTCGTCTCCGTAGTCGTTTTCATCGAGGATCCATTCATTCCAGACATCGCCCTCGTCTGCGTCGTCGATCTCCATGACGGTGGTGTATCCGCAGGTCATGCATCGTAACAGCACGAGTGAGTGTGGCTTGTGGTCGCAGACCTGGCCGTTGATCATGCGGGGAAGGACGCGGGTGTGGCATTGCTTGCAGCCGCGCCAGCCCAGTTTCGAGATTCCGCCGCCGAATGTGAGACCATCTATGGGCATCCACTTGTCCCAGATGACCGGGTTCCCGTCCCATTTGGGCGGTAGGGCATGCCTGATCATTGCGCTGCCTCCAGTATTCGTTTCGCGTTGTCGATCATGCTTGCGGCGTACCGGTGCGCGGTGGACTGTTTGTCGTCGTGCTGCTGCTGGTATACCTGGGCCTGCTGCCTGCATTCCTCGGCTATGGCGCCGATCCGTTCGAGAAGATCAATCATGCATCCTCCTTGGGCTTGGCATCGCGTCGTGGTTTGCGCATTCGCTGGATGAGCAGGTAGGTTTCGTGATCGTCCATGTCGACCTTGACGGTCGGGAGCTCGCGCGCTTCGAGGTTGGCGAGCATCTTCTCCTCGCGCTTCCTTTTCCGGTATTCGCGCTGGTATTCGCGCTGGTATTCTGCGTATTTGCGTTGGTCTCTCAAAAGTACGGCCCCTTGTCACGCGCGGTTTCGATGACGGCTTTGACGAGCG